CCGTCAAAACAGACACACGTCGCAAGCATCGGCGGAACCCGTGTTTATGCGCCGACGCCGCGGACGCCTATGCCCGTGCGGTGGTCGATGGGTCGATCGTCGCGAACGCCCGTATCCTCGATTCGTGCCGTCGCTACCTCGCCGAACGGGCGAAGCCGGCGGACCATGGCGTGTGGTGGGACGAGCAGCTCGCCGAGGACGCCAGGGCGTTCGCGCTGAAGTGCGGGCAGGGCGCGGAGGCTGGCGCGGGGCAGCCGCTCGTCTGGATGCCGTGGCAATGCATGGTGGCCATGATCCTGCTCGCCAGGCGGCGCATGGTGGACGGCCGTAAGTCCGACACGCCGGCGACGAAGGCGCTGCTGCTCGCGGTCGCCCGAGGCAACGGAAAGACCGAGTTTGCGGCGAGCCTGCTGATGTCGGCCATGCGAGACCCATCGACGCGGCTGGAGTTCGCGAGTGTCGCGCCGGATTCGCGCCTCGCCCAGAAGACGTTCGAGCGCATGGCGGTCATGTCCGAAACGCTCGGCGTCGCCGATTGGAATAAGTCAGGCGGCTCAACGCCGGCGCATCCTGGGCGCGTGAAGCACGGGAACAACCGGTACATATCGCTCCCGTGCACCGACAAGGCGCTCGACGGGCTTACGACCCGCATGGTGATCGCCGACGAGGTCGCCCGCATGGAGAGGGCATTCGGCCGCCTGCTGACGGGGCTGGCCAAGTTCCCGACGTCGCAGCTGCTCGCCATCACGACGCCTGACCCCGAGCAGAAGACGCGGCCCATCTGGGGCTACTGGGACGCCCTTGAGCGGGCCATCGCCGACGGCACCCCGTACCCAGCGGGCTGGTGGCCGATGCTCTACGGCCTCGAACAGGATGACCAGGCGGCGGACCCGGCCGCATGGCCGAAGGCGCACCCGGCGCTGAACGTCATCATCGACCCCGGCCAGCTCGAGCTCTCGGCGCGGACGATGCTTGAGTCGGGCGACCCGGCGCAGATCGCCGAGTTCGAGACGCAGCTCGCTTGCCGGTACCACGAACTCGCCACGACCGACATCGACCTTGCCGTGCTCGAGCGGCAGATGCAGCCGTCGGACTGGACCCGGCTCCAGGGCGCGCCGGCGGTCATCGGGCTTGACCTGTCCCGCGGCGGCTACGGGCCGCAGCTTGACCTCACGACGTTGTGCCTGATGGTCGTGGACGGCGGCGTCATCCGGGCGCGGAACGTGTCCTGGTGGGCAGGCACCGACATGGGGCGCGACGAGAAGCGGTGTAAGCAGCCGCTCGGCGCGTGGGTCGAGCAGGGACACCTCCGCCGGATGCCCGGCGAATGGCACGATATGACCATCGTGGAGGCGGAAATTGAGAACCTGATGCACCAATTCGGGGTCAGAAAGATCGGCGTTGACCCGCACCCGAGCCAGGCGAAGGACATCAAGCGGTGGATGGACAAGGGCTGGCCGATTGTCCCGGTGGACCAGTCGATCCGCACGATGGCACCGGCGTGGAAGCTCTGGGGCGACCTGTTGAAGTCGAAGCAGCTGTTCTACGAGCCCGACCCGGTGCTGCGGGCGGCGCTGAACTCGGTGCGCCTGATCGCCGACAACGTCGGCAATATCCGGCCGGTCAAGGGCCGCAGCTCTGGGAACACCGACGCCGTGGTTGCGGGGAACATGGCGGCGCTGCTCATGGAGCATCACCAAGTCCGCACGGCCACCGGCTTGAGCGCGTCAACTTGCCCGCTCGGATAGTCCGTGTTTGCCGGATTCGCTCTTGACGATTTTGGGCACTTGTGTTCTATGCGACCGTGGGCTTCTTCTCACGGTTCTTCGGGTTCAAGTCAGGCGTCGCGATCTACACGCGACCCGAGCCTGTCATGGCCGGTCCGGCCGATGGGATTCCCGCGGTCCTGCGGGCGACGCAGCTCATTTCGGCCGACATCGCCCGGCTGACGGTCAACGTGTACGACAACGCCGGGCAGAAGCTGCCGGATCACCCGGTCGCCATGCTGCTCAACCGTGACGCCAGCCGGTGGCAGTCGGGCTATGAGTTCCGGCGCTACACGACCTCGACGGCGCTGATGCACGGCAACGGGCTCGCGCTGATCCGCCGCGGGTCGGACGGGTCGGTCGCCGAGCTTCAGCCGGTGCCCGCGGACGCCATGAGCGCCGAAATTCGCGACGATGGTGTCGAGTACCGCGTCGGCCAGACGGTGCTCGCGCAAGATCAGATCCTGCACATCGGCTGCTACCCGGATCACCTGAACCCGTGCTGGTACCGATCGCCGCTCGAGGCGGCGCGGTGGACGATGCAGCTGGCGGCCGACGAATCGGCCGCCCATGCGTCGCTCGTCAAGACGGGCAGCATGGGGAAAGTCGCCATTACGCACCCCGGTGCCATGAGTGATCAGACCGTGCAGGCCATCCGAGACGCCTGGATGAACATGCATGCCACGGCCGACGGCGCGTCGCGCCCGCTCATCCTGCGCGAAGGGATGAAGGCCGAGAAGATCAGCCAGGAGACGTCGGGCACGATGCTCGAATCGCGCCGATTCTCGGTGCAGGAAATCGCCCGCGCCTTTGGCGTCCCGCCGGAAATGCTGTTTCAGCAGGGCGGCGGTGCGCTTTCAAGCCAGGCTGAAACGGCCCGCGCATACGCCGACGGTGCCATCGCCGCATGGGCGAGCGCATGGGAGTCGGAGCTCACGCGCAAACTCTGCGGTCCCGGCGAGACGGTCCGCATCGACACCACCCCGATCACGCGGGGCAATCTGCGCGACCAGGGGATGGCGTTCTCGAAGCTCGTCCTCGCGGGCGTGATGAGTCCCAACGACGCAAGGCATTACCTCGGGTTGCCTCCCGTCGAAGGGCTCGACACGCCAGCGGTCACGATGCCTGGCGGCGCGTCGGCAGCCACCGGGCCCGACAACGAGGAGGCCGAGGATGCTTGAGGTCCGTACGACGAGCTTCGAGCGCCAAGGCAACCGGATCGCCGGTTACGCCGCGGTGTACGACGCACCGAGCCATCCGCTGGTCGTTCGCAGCGTCAACGGCGGCAAGCCGTTCACCGAGCGCGTCGCCCGTGGCGCATTCGACCGGAGCCTCGCCGGGAACATCTCGCTGCTGGTCGGCCATGACCGGCGCGAGCTGCTCGCCAACACCAAGAGCCAGCGCCTGAAGCTCGCGAGTGACACACGCGGGCTCGCGTTCGACGTCGAGCTGCCCGACACGCAGCGGGCGAAGGACGTCTATGCGCTGGTCGATTCGGGCGTCCTGTCCGAAATGTCGTTCGGTTTCATCGTTCGCTCGGACGCCTGGAAGGGCACCGAGCGCACCCTCGTAGACGTTGATCTACGCGAGGTGTCCATTGTCGAATCCGGCGCGTACCCGCAGACGGCCGCCGAAGCTCGCACCTACAGCCGGGCGCTCGCCCGGCTTCGTCTGCGGTACCGGAGCATCACGCTATGAAGCAGGCAGAAATCATCGAGCGCCGCAAGGCGATTGAGGCGGAAGTCAACGGCATTCTCGCGAATGACGAGATCAACGCCGAGCAGGAAGCCCGTGCGACCGAGCTGATGGACGAGCTCAAGGAGCTCAACCAGAAGCGGTCCGCGGCCGAGCTGCGCGAGAAGTTCGCGAGCCACACCGTGCTGGCGAAGGTCGGCAAGGAGAAGCGCGAGCAGGCCGAAGAATGGCGGTCCTCGACCGAGTACCGCGAGCAGTTCCTCGGCTACCTGAAGGGCGGCCGTGCGCCGGAACAGCGCGAAATCATCTCGACCGCTTCGAGCAGCATCCTGATCCCGAAGCTGTACGAGGACGGCATCCTGAAGTACCTCGACGCAAACACCGTGGTCCGCAACCTCGCGGACATCCGCACGGGCGTCCAGGGATACCCGACGCTGCGCTACAACAACCTCCAGACGGCTGGCTATACCTCGGCCTGGACGGAGCCTGACACGGCCACCACGGCGCGGACCTCGATCGACCCCGGTTTTACCGAGGTGCCGATCGCGCCCGTCCCGTGCATCCCGTACACGCAGGTGAGCCAGCAGCTGATCCGGCAGGCCAATTTCGACATCGAGGCCGAGGTGATGGACACGCTCCAGCGCCAGCTCTCGAAGAACCTCGAATGGGGCTATGTCGGCGGCTCGGGCACGAACGCGCCGACGGGCATCTTCACCGTCAACGCCAACGTTCATATCACGACGGCGACCTCGACGGGCACGACCCGCGCCCTGGCCATCACGGCCGGTGCAACGGTCGCGAAGCTGTCCGAAATGCGCTACTCGAAGCTCCCGGCCGCGTACTGGGGCTCGGCGGCGTGGATTCTCCCGCAGGACGTCTACGCGACCATCGCGGGCATTGTGGTCAACGGTGTGCCGATCTTCGTTCCGTCGGCTGACGCGGCGCTCGTCGGCGCGGCTCCGTTCACGCTCATGGGCCTCCCGGTGTACGTCACCGAGTACCTCCCGGCGCACGTCGCGACGGGAACCACCGGCAAGAACACGATCGCAGTCCTCGGCAACATCCGCGACGGATTCTCCGTGCGCGAGTGGGGCGGCATCGGCATGATCCGCGACGAGATCACCGCGGCCAGCTCGGCCCGCGTGATCTTCCAGGGCATGGCGTTCGCGAACTCGGCCTTCACCCGCGTAAAGTCGCTCGTGCAGCTCCAGGTCACCAACGCCTGACGGTTCTTCTCCTCCCATCGGCAGGGGCGTCGGGCTGCACCCCCGACGCCCCTGCTTGAAGGAGTCCGATGCCTCTTGACCTTGCCAAGTTCCGAAGCTGGGCGCGGATTCCTCATACCGAGGATGATCCGGCCATCGAAATTGCTTGGCTGGCGGCCGTTCGCGAGCTCGAAGAGCGCACCGGATGGGTGGTCGATCCGGTCACCCGGACGCAGTACGTCGGCGTCGAACCGACGAACACCGAGAAGCTGGTACTTCTCACCCGGCAGCCGGTCACGGCCGTGACGTGCGTGGATGACAATTCGGCCACGATCACGCTGACGCTGGTCACGATCAACGGGCTCCAGTACGCGAGCCTGGACGAGGACGACCTGTCCTACCCGCTGGTCCTGACCGTAAGCTGCGGCAGCAACACGCTCAACCCGCTGCTCGAAATGGCGCTGCTCCAGCGTGTGACGCACCACGTCGCAAGCCGCGGCGACGATACGGTAACCCTGTCGAGTGACTACACGCTGGAG